ATAGAGTCAGACATGAGCAGGAGTTCACTGCCTGACTGCGGGAGGGGCCCCTCAGTCGCGAACAATCCACTATCGCCGTCAACTCCAAATGCATAGCCAAAATTCGCCGCATCGCCTACTGGAATACCCTTCTTCGAGCGAACTCCCGCGCCTGCAATCAATGCCCCGGTCATTGTGTCACCGGCCTTCGATATCTTTGCGGCCAGCGCAGTTTTCATCTCATCCTTGGTAGGTGCATCAAGGATGCCGCTTTCCGCAAGGGTCGTCGGATTGGAACCGGAGGTTGCCCGACCGTACTTATCGACCGTAAGACTCTTATACGTCCCAGCCTTGATACCTGTTCTACCAGCCAGCATTTCAAACACAAGCGTAGTAGTACCAAGGGTTATCGGACCATTCGTAACCAGGCTCCAAAGAGAATCACCAGATGCAGTGCCCTCCTCAACCATCACCGTCAAACCCGGTGTTAATTTGGCACTAGTGTTGGCATCAGGCGAACGAAGCCATACATCATTGGCCACTATATAGATCCCGTTATCCCTCGCTTCAATCTGTCCAGTCACCAACACTCGTTGGCCCGATACGACTGCAATACCATCAATCTGCTGCGCACCACTCAATGTAATACCAGCGGTAGCAACCACACGAACCGACTGCTTGCCATCCAGTTTAGCCAACTCGTCAGCGAGGTAGCCCATCACCCAAGCCCGAGTCGCCTTGACGACGGTATCGTCAATCAACAGAGTCACAATCGCCGCGTTACTCCCGCACATACCATCCGCCGACTTCAGCCGGTATGGTCACCTCCGCCAGCAACCAGCTCGGGTTCTTTTCGTCCTGAAACAGCGCATTCAACGGCCCACGCCACACTTCACGCTTGAGCGCTTTAGCCGTGGCATCCGGGTTGTAGACAGCGCCATTGCCATCACCCACGGAAATTTGCGCAAGCTTGATAGGTACGCCCGCAGCCTTGCAGGCAGTTTCGTAAGCAATCCCCGCGTTGGTAAGCAGGGTGTAGAAGTCGGCCATTTAGGACCCCTGTGGATAAATGGTGGCGGTTTCGACGGTGTAGATTCCGGCTGCCATAAAGGCCATGCCAGAAGCTTCGAGCCCCTCGATAACGATCGGATAGATGGTGGTCAGTTCGCCGCAGACGGTCGCCGCGCCGATGGAGTGGCTGCCGAACGCGCTGAGGCCCACGGTGACCGAGAAGATGTCTCGCTCGCTTTTCGCCTCTGCAAGACGCCGATCCAGACGGGCGTCGATTTCTTCGCTGTAAGGCAGTTCCGAATAAGCCCTGAGGGAAAAGCTGTAGGGTTTGCCGCGTGGCGTCTGTTCGTACCAGGCACGAACCTCAGGTATCAGTTGCAAACCTTTGGCGGCGTTTTCCAGCGCCTTACGTGTTCCGGCTTGTCGAGCGGTTGGCCAGGCAAGTTTTACCGTCACGCGCTTTTCGGCTTCGGGCGCTGCCGAGCTCCACTCGTTTACGCCTCGATCCGCCGCGAGATACGGTAAAAAGTCCGCCGGGGTTTTGGCCGGGTCCATCAACTCGGGAAACGGCGGCGTTACTCGGTCCAGCAATTGGCCGAAGCCCTGATCCAACGCTTTCTCCAGTGGTGAACTGTTGGCGGGCAGCAAGCTTGGTTTGTGCTCACTCATAGCGTGCGCACCTCTACCTCAACGCCCGTGCAATACGGTGCCTGAAAAGCCGTTGCAACAATCGGCGCCAAGGGTTCAAGTATCTGCAACTGCGCCGCACCCGCCGTATGGATGGTGTAATCGATCCAGCTCGGGTCCACTCGCCCTTCCAGCCGATGGCAAGACTCGGCGTAGGCTTGCAGCAATTGCTGCGCCGCCACCTGTGTCAGTCCTGAGTCCGGCCCCGCGTTGATCTTCGCCACCACCCGAATCTTGTAGCGCAGGATCTGCGCGCCCTGCACCGTCACCAGATCGGTTTCCGGCCGCACATCCGGCCGGGTGAAGTGTTGGCGAACGCCATCGAGCAAATCCGCCGATGGCGTGCCGTCCCCTTCACGGGATAAAACGGTGACCATCACTTCACCGGGTGCGGTTCGCCGGCCATTGCCATCCTTGACCTGGGCGGCATAGCCATCTGGGGCAAAGGTGTAAGTGACCGTCACCACACCCGGCGCCGCGCTTTGTACTTTCACTGCCGGTCGCTCGCCAAGGGTGAAAACTTCCCGGCGGTACTGCATACGCGAGCCCGCAGCCGGTGCATGGGGCGCCAGGTAATATCGCAGTCGGGCGTCGTCGTCACTTTCCAAAGTCGGCGGGACCGGCGGGAATGCCGCCGGGTCACCAGGGTCCAGCACTTGGCGTTCCAGGCCCATATCGGCGAGCCGGGCATCAAGGTTGCTGCCAGTAGCCCACCACGCGAGCATCTGCTTGATGCGGGTGTTGTACTTGCGTTCGTGGGTTTGCAAACGCACGCAAAAAGCTTCCAGAGCCAGGGTCAGCAGCTCGCTTTCGTTTTCCAGGCTGACCTTCAGCTTTGCCGCGTTTTGCGGCGAGCGGTCGGCGACGTAACTGATCACGAATGCCTTGAACTCAGCCAGCAACGGTTCGAACTCGTCGACGGCAATGATCGCCGGCTCGGCCAGTTGGTTCTGGCCGGGTATCAGCATGCTCATGTCACTACCTCGAAGGATTGTTTGCGGTTTTTCCAGGTACCGGCGAAGCGCAGCAACAACCCGGCGCCCTGACGGCTGGCGACGATCACTTGCGGTTCAAAATCGGCGATACCGTTCTGTGGGTTGTAGAACGCCTGGGCGGCGTGGCTCTGGGCAAGAATCAACAGGTCATCCCCCAGGTTCTGCCCCAGCAACTGCGGGATCATCGAACCGTACAGCGGACGCTTTTGCCGGGTGCCCAGAGGGGTAGTCAGCGCCCGGGTGGCGCGCTGCACGAATTGCAGCCAGTCATCCACCGTAGCGCCGGTATTTCGATCGATTCCGATCATGGAAAGTCCTTATCTGGGGCTAATGACCCGGCCCAGGTGATCCACCACCGGGCCACTGAAGTGCACGCCGCCGGCATCCAGCACCATGCCGACCGCGCCGACTTTCAGCTCGAGGCTCTGGGCGGTCATGGCCAGGCTGGTTGCACCGATGCTCACGTCAACCCGGTCGCGGGAGCCCTTGAAGACGGTCGGTCCGTTGCTCCAGTTGAAGACATGGCTGGCATCGTCGTAGTCGCTTTGCGTGCCGTCCTGATGACGGCGGCGGGTCAACGTGGCGACCGTCGAGACCGGTGGAAAGCGGTCGCTGTGCAGGCCAAACAAAGCCACTGACTGCGCCCCGCCCTCGCCGCCGCCATAGTTGAGCAACAGGCATTGCTCGCCCACCGAGGGGATACGTGTCTCGGTCTGCGCGCCCGCGCTGGGATTGAAGAAGCGGATGGCCGGGGTGAGCAATTCACCGTGGCTGACCTTGCAGGTGTTGCTGGCGGCATCGACTTCCTGGCACACGCCGATCCGGCAGAAGCTTTCGGCGCGGCGATAGAGGTCTTCGAACTGGGTTTCCATTTCTGCCAGGCGCTCGATAATCGGCGCCAATTGCATGCGTAACAGCACGTCAAACATGGGCTACCCCGGCAGTGCCTGATATTGATCGGGGTCGTCGATGTTCGAGACTTCCCATGTGCAGGCAAATAAAGGCTTGCCCAGAGGATCGTCGAGCAACGGCTGGCCGAGATAAAGGGTTTGGGTGAAGGAAACGGTCCAGGTGTCGTAGTCGGGTTGTGTGCCGAGCAGCGTTGGCGCAGCGACGATGCTCGCCGGTAAATCGCACTGCGCTGACGGCAGGCCCCAACGGTTATCCAGCACCAGATCCATCAGTTGGCTGGCCAGGTCACAGGCATCAAACGGCAATGATCCCCGAGCAACCATAGCCTTGAGCGAGATCGCCATGACATGGGCCTTGCGCCCTTCAAGGGAGCGGATTCCGGGGCCATTGCCTTCGACCGTGATCAATACACCGGTCTTGTCCTCTGCTCCCTGGAAGTCCAGGTGATTGCCTATCCGCACATCGGGAAAGGCACGCTGCAACGCGTACCCAATGGCCACCGGCAGTTGGGAAGGTTTTTCGATAAACGTCATTTAAGTAACTTCCTTGCCTCGGTCACGGCTGGTTGGGCGGTGAGCCTTCGTTGACCCCGATCCGCTTGGCTGCCCAGCGCTCATACAAGCCGATGGCCACGTCGGCACCGGCCATGGCGGTCAGGCAGCCAATGGCACCGGCGGTCCAGATCGACATACCGGCGGCGTAACACAGCATCAATGCCGAGACCCCGCAAACCATGCACGCCCCGGAGCGCAGGACCAGGCGGCGAACCAGCGACCAGCCGCGGGCGCCCTCCTTATCGGCGCGCCACATTTCTCCGGAAACCCCGCCGATCACCGCCAATACGATGACCAGCCAGATAGGCATTTCCGCTAACGCTTGCTGCTCGTTTGTCATGTCAGGCCTCCTGGAATGAGTGATACCGGCCTGGCGCCGGTGCATTGATTAATCCGTATGAGTTTCAAATCCATTGCGTCTCAAAGGGCGCCTTCTTCAGGTAGGCATTCCAAAAAGCCCGGTTGCCCGGGCTTTTCAGTAATGCGGTCCTTGACCTTTCGGCGCTACTGGCGCGGTACGGGTCCATTTAAATTGTTAGTTCCGACCACGATCCCTGTCTGCCGGATAACTGCTTCTGGTGCTTTACGCTGCACACCCGGGTCAGTTGCCAACCCTCTGAACCGTTAAGGCCGGTTCATCGCTGCCTGTTTTTTGTAAAACGGTGAAACTAAAGAGCGTCGGCATCCTTGCCGGTGTTGCCTGGCATCCCTGCCACCTTGTGTGGCGTCCTTGCCGATGTTGCGCGCCGTCCTTGTCTTCCCTGGCAGCATCCTTGCCGCCTCCACCAGACCTTGTTGGCTGGCTTGAGGTGAAGGATATGCATGTATGCATATACAGTCAATGCATAAATGCATTTATTTTTGCGCTTGAAATGCACATCCGCATAAAAGCCTCACGGGTAAAGGGTTTGCCGGTTTTGCACAGGCGAAAAAAAGCCCGCTCGGTAGCGGGCTTTGTCTTACGAAGGAAGGTTAGCGGGCGTACATGCCCCACCAGAAAACGTGCCCCAGGATGCTGATCTGTTCTTCCTGGATTTCCTGGAAACTGTAGTCCTCGTCCGGATGCTCATCGCGATTGAAGCTGCGCAGGCGAATCCCCGAAGGCAGGCGATAGAGCTGTTTGACCCGCAACTGGCCGTTGTGATTGATGGCGTACAAATCACCGTCGACGATGTCGCCAATCCCGCACTTGCCGGCATTGACCCCCACCGTCGCGCCGTCCCGCAGCACCGGCAACATACTGTTGCCGCGTACGGTCACGCACTTGGCCTGGTCAAACTGCACGCCGTTATGCCGCAGGCTGCGCTTGCCAAAACGCAGGCTGGCCTTCTCGCTTTCCTCGATGACGAATCTTCCTGATCCAGCAGCCAATTCAACCTCGCGCAGAAAGGGGATCGACACCTCGTCATCGTTGACGGGGGTATCGTCGTCCCACAGGCTTATGTCCTTGAGTTCGG